TCAGCCGTGGATTGCGTCCGCGATTTTACTCACTTGCCAAACAGCAGCAGCGCCAGATGCTGGAGCGCGCGGTTCTTCCGATTGTACGCGGAGGATCGCTCGATGGCATACCGCTCGCAGATGTTCAGCAGCGCGTCCGTCTGCGCCTGATCGTCGTTCAGGTAGAACTCCGTCAGAACATACC